AATAAGGCCATAGATACCTTTAAGAAGACCGGCACCATGCCGCCCATTTCCGATGCCGTGGTGCGCACGCTTGAGGCTTTTTTTGGCGGACTTTCAATGGTGCCACCTTACTCTCCTTGGACTGCTATTATGCGAGGTGTCGGTACGTTGGGTGGCCTTGGGATGCTAGGCTATGAGGGGTTAAAAAATGCAGGCCCACGCCGGATTCAAAATCCACTTGCGGACCCGCTGGATGCCAGGAAAAGTGCCCTTGCAGCAAGGAGGGTGCCATTGGATATGCCTACGCCCGCCCCACTTAGCCCACGGGAGGCAGAAAACCTTGTCGCCAGCGGCGACCCCAGGCTGATCAATATCTATCAGAACGACCCGCAGGTAGCCAGGCTGCTCAGGCTCTCTCAGGTTACTCAGTAACCCCCACCCCCTCCCTAAGAGGGCGGTGGGGCTTTCCCCCCCCCTACCCCCCCACCTCACCTCGTAGGGGGGGTCTTTTTTTTATGCGGCGCTTATACTGGCGCAACAGGTCGCGGGCGAACAGAACAAGGTACTCCCTTACCTTATCGGTGATGGGTGTGCGTGATTCGAGCTGCCTAAGGGCGATGCGGTGCATCAGCTCGCTGTATCTATATTTTCTCATCACTCTTATCAGGATTTCTGGTGTCTGTTACGGATGGGTGGTGGCATCCGCTTCATAAGACTAGATGCGGCGGCACGAGTCGCCGCTAGCTGTCGGGGGCTCATGGCGCCCCTTAGAATATTAATTGCGGCGGCACGGCTCGACGCCAACCTCTTATCTCCCCTCAGCAAGCGAATGGCTGAAGTTATCCTGCGCTCTTTATCTCTCAGCCTATCCCGCAAAGTTATGACCATAACTAGGTCCGTCTTTCTCATCGGGAGACAGTAGCTTTTTGAATGTAATAGGCGTGTACTGAGAACAAGGTACTCATTTACCTTATCGGCACTTATCGTGATGGTTCTGGGTACGCGCGATTCAAGCTGTTTAAGTATCTTGAGGTACTTCTTTATCATTTTGGAAGAGATGTAGCGCTTTTTTTTCATTTCACTCCTCTGATGGGTTTTTTGTTTTCCAGCGCAATGCCCACAGCCACGTTCATGTCCTTGACGATCTGAACGCACCTGGCGTGTTCCTGGGCCTCAATATCGGCCCGCGCGACCGCGACAATGTTCCGCGCGAACTGCACGATGTCCACCTCCCTGGCAAACAGCGCGTCCTTGCGCGGCCGGTCGCTGCAGAAAAACACCCTCTTGATGGTTTCCTCGCTCAGCAATCCTATTTTTTTGGCTGTCAGCATTTTTTATTTTCCAGATTTTATCTTCCAGAGCTCCCAGTTGATGATCGTCCGGTGTGCGATTATTCTCTGCGGGCCGCGGTAGGAGTTAAGGTCGCTGTCAAGAAACTCCTCGACGATCATGTCCTTCTTCAGAAACAACTCATGCCTCTCGGCCTGGAGCTTTTCTTGGAATATTGATCCATCGCTTGTCCTGAATGCCCTGATCTGTTCCATGTGCTCACCTATGTTGGTTCTTGGTCTGCCAGAAAGTTAGCAACGAAAAAAACATCTTCCACCCGCGCTCGAGGTCATCTGCGCTCCACTCCACGACCTTGACCAGGCCGGGCACGTTTCGAGACACGAACACGTTCGCGCACCTTGCCTGCGGGATGCCGAGACCGACCCGGTACGCTGACAGTTGCATCAGGTGCTCGTCGTACCCGTCTACAGACTGCGCGCTGGTGAACTCCTTGGTTTTCACGTCGAGCACCACCGCGTCCTTGGAGCCGCCGCCAGCGGGCGCGTGGAGGTCGCACTTGCCGCCGAACCCGGCCTCGTGCGAGAAGGAGCGCTCGGAGACCCAGGGCCGGTCATCGAAGTGCGAGCGGATCGTGTTGACGCACCCCTTGACGTGCTCTTCCTGTCCCTTGTGGACGGTGCCGGAGTAGAACGCCTGGATCGCGGCATGAATCTCGGTCCCCGCATCTGCGGCCGCGCGCCCCTGCTCCTTCGAGTCATCCATGATCCTTGCGATCCAGATATCCTCGGGCTCCTCGGTGCGCCGCGGGAGGGTAAGCGCAGCCAACAGCACCTGGCGCTGCATCCACACAATGAGCGCCGGCTTGGCGGCCACGTTGAGGATCGTGGTGACGCTGGGGACCAGGTTCAGCCTCCGGGCGTCGCGCAGGGTGGTGGGGCGATGCGCGCCGGAGCTGCCCTTGGTGGTGTACGCCGGCTCGCCCTGCCGGGTGTACCAGTGCCCTGCCTCGCTGGCCCGTGGTGGCTCCTTGGCGATCATGGGCGCCTAGAAGGGGATGTCGCTCTCGAGGTCACCGAGACCGGCGCCCCCCCCGCCCGTGCTCTTCTGGGTGGGCTGCCGCTCCCGCATCGCCTTCCACTCCGGCGAGCTCTCTATCCTTGCCCTCAGGTTGGAACTGAAGGTCTCGTACAACCGAAGGTCCGGCTCGTCTATCGTGAAAAGCGCGGGCTCGTTGTAGCCCTCGGGCAGCCCCGCGGTCTTGATCTTGTGCGGCACCTGCGCGATGGACGAGATGTTGGTGTACTCCTTGCCGTTGGCGCCCACGGTCTTGATCACCTGGATCATGGCCCAGGTGCCCAGCACCTTCTTGAGGTGAAACCCCCGCAGCTCCTCGGCGGTGAACTCGCGCCCCCGCCAGCTCTGCAGGTCCTTGCGGAGGGTGGACTTCTCGGCCAAGGTCTTGGTGAAGTTCTTGCTGATCGTCATCGGTTCGCCCTTTTGGGTTACGAGGGGCTGACCGTTCTCGTCCTCACCGTGGACCTCGAACACTAGCATCACCTTGTAGAGCTGCTTCTTCTCGCCCGCGAACTCCATGGTCTGCGTGCCCAGGTCTACGACCCGGTAGCAGCGCGCCAGGTGCATACCCGGCGGCACCGGTACAAAGCTACTCTCTGCGTCTTTCGCTACCAAGCTCATGTGTTGTCTCCTTTGGGGTTCGTGTTTTGCTCTTCGCGCCGGCTTCCATGCGTATGGTCTCCCAGTCCGCGGCGGTGGCGACGCCCGCCCTGGCCCTCTCGAGGGCCTCTTCCAGCATCTGCATCCGTTCCAGCATCGCTTCCTGAAAAAGCGCCTCGGTATCGTCCTCGTCTTCTCTCTCTCTCATGGGTGTACCCCCTTTCGGCCGCTTTATAACAAATTTAAGCCAAAAGTACAACCCTTGACAAGCCGCCTTGATGCGGTGTAGCTTCGGGTTAAAGAAAGGGAGCACGATGACCTTAGAGGAATACTTTCGCGAGCGACCCAGGGGGTCGAAAATGGACCTCGCAAGCAAGCTCGAGATCAGCAAGACCTGGCTGTCGCTCCTCGTGAGCCGCAGGAAACACCCCAGCGCCGCGCTCGCCACCATGATCGAGAAGTACACCAAGGGGCAGGTTACGCGCGAGGAGCTTCGCCCGGACCTGTACGGGGAGATACCATGATCTGGTACAAGTTCTACCTCGGCGACTACATCACGCACACCCTGCACCTCTCGGACGCCGAGGACCTCGCGTACCGGCGCCTGCTGGACCTGTACTACCTGACCGAGAGACCTATCCCACTCGAAACCGAATCGGTTTCGCGCAAGATCAGGCTCGACCTGGACATAACCGAATCGGTTCTGAAGGAGTTCTTCGAGCGCACAGAAAACGGCTACCAGAACCCCCGCTGTGACGATGAGATCGCCAAATACCGGCGCCAGGTTGAGACAAACCGGCTCCTGGGTAAGCGCGGCGGTAGACCGAAAAAAACCGAACCGAAACCGAACCGGAATCGAACCGAAACCGAACCTGAACCGAAAGATAACCCTAAACAGATACAGATACAGATACAGAAAAAGAATAAAACCCCTTCGTCGGCTGCGCCGACCGCGCGCCGCTTCGACGAGTTCTGGGCGGCGTGGCCTTCATCGAAACGCAAGGTGGGCAAAGCTTCAGCGCGCCAGAAGTGGCAACGGCACGGGCTCGATGACCTGGCCGAGCAGATCATCGCTAACGTCAACGCCTTGAAGGGGACCGAGCAGTGGACCTCGGGCTTCGAGCCCGCCCCCCTCACCTACCTAAACCAGCGCCGTTGGGAAGACCAAGAAAATGCCCCAGGGGCGATTTTGCAGCGCAGGGTGCTATGACCCCCTTACCGTGCCTTCTAGAACGCAGCCACGGGCTTCTTTGACCCCTTGTCGGGCATTCTAAAGTCAAGAGAAACGTGAACTCGGCAGAAAAGCTGCTAAAAAGGCTTAAAAAAGTGCGCGGGTCGGGGGACCAATTTACGAGCCTCTGCCCGGCCCACGAGGACAAGACCCCGAGCCTGGCGGTCAGGGCCCTGGAGGACGGGCGGGTGCTGATCCACTGCTTTGGTGGCTGCACGCCGGGGCAGGTGATGGGGGCGGTTGGTTTGACGATGGAGGACCTGTTCCCTGACGGCCCCCGGCACGAGGGCTCTGGGTCGGTGCGGCACCGCTTCAGTGGGGGCACCCTGCTGCGGGTGCTGAGCTTTGAAACCCTCCTTGTGCTCGTGTGCGCGCGGAACCTCGCGCGCGGGAAGGGTATGACCGAGGAAGACCTTCGGCGGCTCACGCTCGCCGGCGACAGGATTGAGGAGGTGATGAGGTATGCGGGATTTGAGCGCTAGCGCGAGCGCCCTGGAGGCGGAGGCACGGAAAATAGATGAGGCGCGCCGCGTGCGCTTGATCGAGCGCGGGGACGTGGACATCGACCTGTACCTGCGCGCGGGGGAGGCGCACCGGAAGGTGCGAGAGGCCGGGTACTACCTCGACGAGATGCGCCGCGAGATAGAGGACCCTGCGGTGAGGAAGGTGGAGCACACCATGGGGTGGAAAAAAACCGAGGGCAGCTTCAGGTTCAGGCCCGGTGAGGTCACACTCTACGCGGGCGCGAGCGGGGGCGGCAAGAGTCTTCTCACGGGACAGATTTGCTTGAGCCTCATCCAGCAGGGGGAGAAGGTGTGCATCCAGAGCTTTGAGATGAAACCTAAGCGCACCCTAGGCCGAATGTTGAGACAGTTCCTGGGCGAGGACCTCGAGGCGCTGCGCCTGACCTGCGCCCAGGAGCTAATAAAACGCAAGATGGATCGCTTCGAGAGCTTCGCCGGGGGCCATTTGTGGCTCTATGATCAGCAGGGAACCGTGAGCACCCAGGAGGTGATAGCTGTGGCGCGCTTTTGCGCGCTCGAGCTCGGGATCAGGCACATCTTCATCGACAGTTTGATGAAGTGCGTGGCCGGCGAGGACGACTACA